ACTTATCATCTGAAACTTGTCCATCTGCCATAAGTCTTGCTTCACGAATAGTTTTATCTGTTAAACCACCACCACCTTTGCCGTCAGCATTAAGTTCAAGTCCACGTTTGGCGGCATTTCTCATATACTCTGGAGGATCTTGATTGATTGCTCTTGTGTTATCAAAAGAAAAATCTCTTGTAGATTTAGGGTGGCTCTTTGGTAATAGATCGTTGTCTTGTACATAGTTTGGATTCTTTGGTCTGCCATTTCTTAAAAGATACAGAAAAGCATTGACTCTGGCCATAGCCCAACCACCACGAGTCATTCCTGGTCTAAAAGAACTTGAATATGCGCCAGCGCCTCTTCTGTAAACTGATTTTAATTGTCCAAGAGTTGTGCGTGTCCAATCGGGTTTATTTTTGGATGCCATATCTTCATTGTGTTCTTTGACTTTGTTTCTTAAACCTGTTGTAGTTTTTTCATCAAATGTTATTTTTCCACCAGCACCTTTAGCGCTTCCTGCTTTATTTTTATCTGAACCTTTGATCTGTTCTTTTTTAGGTGCAGGCGCTCTTGACTCGTCATCCATGTCATCTTCTAATTCATCTTCAATTTCTTTTGCAGGTTGCCAAGCGTTGCAATAATATGCGCCATTAACATAGTCATCCCACTTTTCACACCAAGCACGAAGTTCACCATCAGCAAATTCTTTAACATCATCTTCTTTGTAAAAAATACAATTACCACAAGCACGACCCTCTGGAACATCCTGTGACAAAGATGGTCTGTAATTTTCAGGCAAGACACGATACATCATTTTTTTCTTCTTATTGTATTTGAGTCTTTCTCCCCCTGGCTCAATTTCTTCTGCAATTGAAACAGCAACCATTTGATCAATGGCTTCTTGTTTAGTTGTGTGACAACCAATAACTTCACCATCTTCTTTTACAGTTGCCCAACCAGAACAGCCCTCACCATCATCTGTAATAAAATATGGCATTAAATATCCTGCTCAAACCAAGCAATATCGCGAGAACCTGAACCTGATAAACCATACAATGAATTGCCAGATAGTAAAGTGAAATCTAAACTTTCAGTATTGCTCAAATGATAACCATTAGAACTAGAAACATTTGAACCACCAACATAAATCACTCCACCAGACGAATTATGCAAATTTAATTTAATAGGATTTGAACCTGCTTTCTTTATCAAAACTGCTGAAGAAGCATTTGTTGTTATCACACCACTTGTTAGAGACATAACCTACCTTAAAGAATTAGAAGCAAGTCTGCTTCATCCTGTCTTATTGAAAAGTCTATACGATTTTGCGCTGAGGCATTGAAATTTCCTGATATTGTGTCAGGTTTTAATATCAATATCTTTACTGGTTTTTTTGTTTCAACAATTACAGGAATTTCAGGTTCAAATATAGGTTCTAGTTTTGGTTTGACTTTTCTTTCATAAGGACCTCTTGAACCGTATTGAGGTTCAGGTGGTGCTGGTGGTTCTCCACCTGTTGCTGTGCCTGATGCAGATAGTCCACCAAAATTTGATTCACCTGAAGCCTCAAGAACTACACCTAGAGTTCCTGAACTTTGAAGTCCATCAAATAATGATTGCGCTAAAGCTGTTTTTGTTATGACTGTTTGAATTAATGATTCAAGTGAACCTAGATTTGTAGCACCTTGAGCTAAATGTGCTACATCTGCTGATGCTATTGAAGTGATAGCACCAAGTGCTGCTTGGGCTGTTTGAGGATTAGCAACAGAGGCTGTGGCTGATGAAGACAACCCATTTAGATTTGATGAGCCTGTTGCTTGAATGTTTTCAGTCGTGCCATACAAAGTATTGGTGTCTAGAATTCCTCTGACTTCGGAATCTAGAATGAGTGAGCCTGTGGCACTCATTTGTTTAGCTTGCGATTGTTAGGGATGCAGTTAAAGAGCCTGAAGCAATAGTTACTGTGTCTCCTGCTGTGTAAGGATTTGAGGTTATTGTTCCAGAGAATAAAAAGTTACCTGCTGTTAAATTGTCCCAAGCAGTAAAGTGTGTGGCATCTTGTGAACCTGTAATATTTGTCCATGTCGCTGCTGCATCTGATGCAATGCTTCCATTTGCTGCTGCTGCGAATGTCACAACTTTTCTTGTAGTTTCAGTTGCAGGGTTACTTGTACCGTTTGCACCTGGGTCTCCAACGTGTAGCTTTATGTAAACATCTGCAACAGAAAACGCTGTTGCGTTACCTAAAGCATCCAAAAACTTATTTGCTGTGTATGCGCTTAAACCAGTTGCCATTATTATTCCTCAGTTGTTTCTATGATTCTTGTAATTAGATTGTCTTTATCTCTTTCAACAGTTCTAATTGTTTGTTTAGATTCTGGTGCATTAACATTTACAATCGGTGGTGCAACATTGATAACTGCTGGTGGCACATTAACAATTGTTTCAGGTATCTGAACATTAACTTCACTTGTTCTCGTAATGTCATAAACTGATTCAGGATTTGTTGGGTCAATTTGTGCAACCTGTTGCAATTGTGATGATGGAAGCCCTGTGTGTTTAATCGGTGGAAGACCAAGAGCTGAAAGAACTTGTCCTGGGTCATAACCTGATAGAACAAGTCTTTGAGCCATCTGAACCTTTTTATCCTGCTCAATAACATCAGCTTCAGCAATGTTTATGTTTGCCAAAGAAACTCTGAATTGGTCTCCCTCTTCAACAGGTCGTAAATCTTCAAATCTTCTAATGTCGTTCACAGAATAAAAGCCTGACTGTAAACCAATTGAGTAACCTTGGATTCTTGTTGTGTAATCTCCACGCAATAAACCATCAACGTTGAATTTGATGAAAGCCTCATTTGGAAGAAGTCTTGAATAGGCATCTTCAATTTTTTGAACATAAGGTCTTAATGTGTGTGTCACAAAGTTTATGTTGTTTTGTTCAACACTTGCATAACTCATTGCACCAGGTGTGGTGACTTGAATCATGTGTAAAGGAACTCTAAAGATTCTTGCAATTTGTTCAACAGCGAATTGTTGTGATTGCAACATTTGTGCTTCGTCAGGTGGTGAACTTGTCTTTGTATATTTTGCACCACCAGAAAGGATTCCTGTTTTGTGTGCTTTCTTAAATCCTTTATGCGAGTTGTCAAAATTGTTTCTTAAATCTTTTGCTTGCTCAGCAGTTAAGTTTCCTGGGTATTCAATGATGCCTTGTGTTGTTGCACCTTGACCAAAATATCTTGCAGCAAAACTTTGTAAAGCTGAAGCCAAACCTAGATTTTCTTTTAGTTCTGCTACACGACTTAGTCCACGAGTTGCACCAGGTGTGCGAATTTCTGTAATGTGAATCATGTCTTGTTGTGCAACAGTTCCATTTACACCGTTGTCAATTACATATTCAAGTTCTCTTGTTTGAGGATTTCTATTTATTGCAACTCTTGTTGGGTCTATGCAAACAAGGTTGGCAACATCTCCACGCGCATCACGATAAATTCTTGTGAAAGAGTTTCCGTCAATAAGTAAAGATACAAGTAATTGTTGATAATGTTCGCTTCTTAATAAATCTACATCTGGTCTTTGTACCCATTCAGGTCTTGGTCTGTAGGGAACTCTGTTGCCGTCTCTTCTAACATAAGAATCAACTGGAAGTGTTGAAATGGTGTCAGATATTAAAAGCACACAAGCGTAAAATGCGCTGATACGCATTGCTGATTTTTCGTCAATTGGTGCGCCTGATTCTGTGGTGAAAGCAAATGTGTCACCAGCACCCCAAATGGATTGAAAACTTATAGCTCTGTTCTCAGGAAGATTGAATAAATTGTTTAACATTATTTACTTCTTTCAATAGCAATACCTAAAACTAAACATGATAGACCAGCAACTGTTATACCTGCTGGGATTGAGACTAAAAAGATTCCTGTGGAAATTAAAACAAGACCTAGGACTTGGATTATTGTTGCTAACAAAAAAACTCCTTAAACAAAAAACTGTGGGACAAGGACTTCAGATTCTGAACGAGAAACTGTTGCCCTATCAAAAGCAATGATACTAGCAACTGCACCATCTATTTTTCGTGGTGAGCCTCTGTGTTCTTTTACAATTCTAGGGCCTAACCTATCAACTTTCACTACAGCGTTTGATATGTGTCTTGTCAATAATGGGTTTCCGTCATTTGTTAATTTCTCACTAACAACAGCATCATAAAACTTTGAACAAGCTGGAATCATTCTTGATGCAGAAGTTGATGGCCATTCCACAATAGGTAAACCAGCATCTTGCAAAACCTGCATAGTTCTTTGCCAACGAAAAGGGTCACAAGCAATCTCTTTAACATTCATACGAGAACAGGCTTCAATGATTGAGTTTTCAACTTCTAAAGAATCCACACGCCAATCATCTGTGTCCTCTGGTTGTTTCTCCCAAGCCTCAACAAGAAACACATGTGGGACTTCTTCAATTGTTACTCCAACAATTACAGAAGCATCACCTGAGAAAGAACCATCAAAACCTAAAATGACTGGTACATCTTTATCAATTTCTTTCTTGACTAATCTTGATTCCCAAGCATTGTTAGGCAACCATGCTGTTTGTGATGACACCCAAGCGTTAGTTCTTTTTGTGCGAAACTCAGCTTCAGGTGTACGTTTCACAGCAGACTCAAAGTCTTCAATAGAGTTCAAATCACCAAACGCAGGATTAGCAAGTTTCCAAACTTCAGGGTCTCTATGGTTTGACTCAGTTGGTGATTCCCACCAAGACATAAAAAAAGATGGGTCATCAACTTCACCACGCGCAACCTTTTGACCATACTGATACAAAGAATAAGCAACAGAATCTTGACCTGTGTTATCTGTTTTGACACCAGCAGTTGTGATAGCAAGCAACAACGGTTCACGTCTAGCACCCATACCAAGAGTCATAACGTCAAAGAGTTCACGATTAGGTGCAGCGTGTAACTCATCATAAACAACAAGTGTTGGTGACAAACCCTCTTTAGTGAAAGCCTCAGATGAAAGCACACGATAAACAGAACCCAATGATGGAATTTCAATTGCATCACGATACAACTTAGCTTGAGACATAAGCTCAGGTTCAGCTTCAATCATTTTCTTAGCATCACCAAAAACAATTCTTGCTTGGTCTCTGTCAGCAGCACAAGAATAAATCTCAGAACCTTTCTCACCCATAAACAAACCCCAAAGGGCAATACCAGAAGACAAAGCAGATTTACCATTCTTACGAGCCATACCAACAAGTGCAGTTCTGTGTTTGAAACGACCATCATCACGCACAGCAAAAATGTGATTCAATAATTCTTTCTGCCAAGGTCTTAAAACAATTGGTTGCCCACTATGACCTGCAACAGTATCTTTAGTTTGTATACACATTGCATCAATAAAATCTGAAACATCAACACCACGACTCAACTCCAGAGCTGAATCAGCAACAGGTGTCAGCCAACGAGACGGCCAACCCTCAATCGCGTTGGTCACGTTTGGCCCTTAACTCTTCTAACTTAGATTTAGCTTTAACTTCAGCAACACCTAAGCGAGACCTGTCAGTAGGAGTAAACCCCAGTAAAGACAAAGAATTAGTAATATTTTTTTCAAGTTCACGCAACGCCTTTCTTTCTCTCCATGCTTCAGGATTGTTCCAAACATAAGCCCTCAGTCTGACACGTTCATCTAACATTTCACAAGTCATCAACAACAACTCAATATCAGTCTTAGGTGAAATCCATAACTGGCCCATAGACCAAGTACGATTCCACAACTCCAAACCAGCATCAAACAATTGTCTATGTGGCTCAGGCAAATCAGAAATAGGTTCAATCAAAATGGTTTCACTTGTATCAGGCAAAGCACGCTGACCAGGATTACCAAGTTTACGTTTAACCTCAATCGGTTTCGGTGGATTCGACATTCTTCTCTAAAACCTTTCGACCACAATCATCACAATCAACCCAATTGGTTTTCTTATCTTTCAATTCATTAGTAGGTGGCTCAAGTTTCTCAAACCCAACATCATCCAATTCCCAACCAACAGAATCTAATTCAATCAGTTGCATAGCAAGTTTGTCAGCATCCCACTCAGCAAGTTCAGCAGTTCTATTATCAACTAACGCATAAGCTCTCGCATGCTCAAAAGTCCAATCACTCGGAACATACGCAACAACAATCTCAGACCAACCTAAATTCTTAGCAGCCAACAAAGTTCCATTACCAGCAATGACAATATTTGCGCCAGTCACCACCAAAGGCTTACGCTGACCAAAACGCTTCAGACTCCCTGCGATAGAATCAATGTTCTTCGTGCTATGTTTACGAGCATTATCAGGGTCGAATAGGAGAGAATCAATTTTAACTTTAACAACGCGCAAGTCATTCATAAAACAATCCTATCCGATAATGATTTTCGTTTTCAAAAAAAGTTTCCAACTGCAGAGACGTGCGAACACT